AAGTCAGGTTTGACGCACATCAAAATCACACCTTTGCGTATTTTTGTACCATGCAGTTCGTTGTGTGCTTCTGCGTAGGCACAAAGTTGTACAAAGTAGTCGTCGATCCACTCACGTTTTTTGGGTTTGTTGGTCTGTTTGTAATCCAGGATAGATTCTTCATTTAGGTGCATGCCTGCGCCGTCTGTTGTGCCTGCGTACACCCCGGGGAAGTACAATGGAACTTCAATACCCCAAAATTCATTGACGTTTTTGAGTCCTTCTCGGATCACAGTTTCTGCCATGATATGACTGGGCCAAGAGAAAGGATTAGATCCACGCGGCGGAACAGCACCTTCTTTGATGTAACGTTCCAGGTACGTGTGCATACGTGTGCCACGATTGGCCGCTTCGGTTGTGATTTGCTGTGCTTTGACTTCACCTACTGCTCGTCGCCAGTTGTGCAAGGCCGCCTTGCTGGCTTCGCTTTTGGTCCGGTCAAGGATTGTGGTTACTGACGGTAAGTTTTGCCCGTCTGGGGTAGCGTAGTAGCGTTTGCCCTGTATTGTAACTCTGGGAATGGGTTCGTAGTTGAATTTTACTTTGTACATAATTGTGATATATATCGATATTTTTTCTTGCTTTTTCTTGCATTTCAGCAATAATTTCTGTTTTGTTTGGGGCAAGATACAATGTTTGCAGACTATCAATTATAGCACGAATACGTTGTGCGGGCAATACACAATCATCATAACTTTCGTCAATGCTCTTGGCAAATGTAGTAAATCCCATGTGTCTGAGATTTTTCAAACTGTGTTGTCCGCTCAACAACACAAAAGGTTTTCCTGTGCTCAAACACTTGGCAGTTTTCTCTGTAAACCATTGATTTTGATATTCATCAGTTTCACATATGATTTCAATTTGAAATTGGTTCCAAATTTTTGGGTACTCACGCACAGCGACGTTTAAGTCGATGACTTCAAATTCGCCTAATAACAAATCATTATTAAATTTTCGATTGTTGTACCATGTTGTTTCTTGTTGGTACCATTGTTGCAATCGAGATAAAAGAGATTTGGCCATTTTGTGTGTTATAAATGCATCTCCAGGAAATGCTTTATCTACTTCATAACACATTCGCATTCTTGCCACACTCCATCTGCTACCGGCCAGTACTCCAACAAATTTTGCTGCATCAAGATCTCGGTTGATGCTTGTAGATTCAAGCAGAGTTCCAACTTGTTCAAACGCTTCCAGTGGAAATGGAATCCAACACCACTGTGGTAGACTAGGACTTACACTTACAAAACAAATTTTGTCATTGGGAATATTGAGTGCGTGTTGCATCAATTTAATCCACTCCACCAATACCGGTAATAATACGTTGTCGCCGTCTGTCGAAAAAAAACAAAGTTCTTGCGCAGAATAATGCAATATCAATTGATCTTCTAAAATTTGTAAATGATTTGTGGTATAATCTTTTCGTATAACCTTTCCTAAATTTATCTCAATGCGCTCTGTACCGATTTCCAACAAATTCATACTCTAAAACTTTCTCCGCAACCGCAACGGTCACGTTCATTGGGATTGGAGAAGGGATTGGATCCACGCGGTGGCACAGCACCTTCTTTGATGTAACGTTCCAGATACGTGTGCATGCGTGTGCCACGATTGGCCGCTTCTGTTGTGATTTGTTGTGCTTTGGCTTCGCCCACTGATCGACGCCAGTTGTGCAAGGCGGCCTTGCTGGCTTCGCTTTTGGTTTTGTCAAGAATTGTAGTTACTGAGGGCAAGTTTTGCCCATCTGGAGTGGCATAGTAACGCCGGCCCTCTATTGTGACCCGGGGAATTGGTTGATAATCAAATTTTGGATTGTACAATTTTTAAACTTTAATAAAATTCGGAATACATTGGATACAAATAATCTCTGAGCTTTCGGTGAGAATACCTGTCAGGATGCATTGCTTGCCATCCGCCGATGTTCCATGTTTTAATTTTTGCATCAACTTGCGCAACAATGTTTAGCCATTCTGACTTTTGGATAAAATTATTTGTTTTTGTTATTTTAAATTCATTCAAACTTGTGGGACCAAAAATAGATTTTGGGTAAGTTTCATGCACTATACTTCCCCAACTTGAAACAGCAATTTCTAGATTTGAAAATTTATCAATCCAATTTGGTTCTATGTCGCACCAACCGCCAATTAATTTAATATGAATATTGTGTTTTTTTGCCAATTGGTCAGCACCCGAAAATGCCTTTGTTAACGCATTCATTAGGTGTGCTTCTAGGCCAACAATACCTAATATATTTTCAACATCGGTATCCCGTGCAGGTTCAGTTACAATCCAGTAAAATTGGTCGTTGTCATCAGATTGATACTTAAATAAAAACTTGTCAAGAAGATCCAATCCTAATAGATTACTACCTCGAGGTTTAGAAAGATTTAGCACATTAAAATTGTAATTGAGAAGTTCTGTAATGCCCGGGCCAGTAACTACCATTGATTGATTTGATTCAACTCCCCATTCTCCTACTCCCCAACTATCACCTATTATAACAATCATACCCTAAAACTTTCTCCGCAACCGCAACGGTCACGTTCATTGGGGTTGGAAAAGTCAAAGCCTTCGTTAAGACCCTGACGCACATAATCTACTGTCATGTTTTGAAGATACACGTTGTCTTTTTGATTTACCAACACAACAAACTCTGGCTGTGCATAATTGATAACATACTGTTCCGATGTGTATTCTTTAACATACTCTAACACATAAGCAAGCCCGGAGCAACCTGTGGTTTTAACCCCAAGGCGAATACCAGCATAGTTTTTGGTTGTAACTAACTTTTGTATTTTTGTTCGGGCTGTGTCAGTGAACGAGATCATGCTTCTTGCGATAGTCTGCTACTGCGGCTTTGATGGCGTCTTCTGCAAGGATTGAGCAGTGGATTTTGACTGGTGGGAGAGCAAGTTCTTCAGCAATCTGGCTATTTCGAATGGATCCTGCTTCTTCAAGTGTTCGACCTTTAACCCATTCCGTAACGAGGCTAGAACTTGCGATTGCGCTTCCGCATCCGTATGTTTTGAATCGTGCATCTGTGATAATCCCATCTGTTACTTTTATCTGTAACTTCATGACATCTCCGCAAGCAGGCGCACCAACCATGCCGGTGCCGACTGAGTCGTCAATTTCAAATTTGCCCACGTTGCGTGGATTTTCGTAGTGATCTACGACTTTGTCTGAGTATGCCATATAAACTTTCTATAGTCGAGTATACTATATTTAACGTTTCGTGTCAACCTTAGGTCGACTGATTAGACGCCGCGGTCTTTGTTCATGGCCGATTTGGCTGCTGACGCCACAATGTCTTGCGCTTTGTTCACTGGCATGGCAACATCTGGTTGCCCGGCACCTTTAAATGCAAGTATGCCTGTGTTTGGATCCATGGGTTCCAACAAGTTGCTGAGTGGCTCTTGACTCACAACATCAGCTAGATTTTGGGCAGTGATGTTGATATCCAAATCATTGGCCAGTTTGATAAATGCATCTTGACTAATCTCTTTTCGAGCGTTGGTATCATTGGCACGGCCATTAAGGAACTGTACCAGGCCCGACAGTTGCGCTGGATTAGGCAAAGGCGCCATTCCCATGCTACTGTCAACTTCGAATATTTTCATTATCTCTTGGCGCGACCCAGCGCGGCGGCAGGAGGTTCAGCACCAGCGTCAGCGGCTGCGGCATCCAATTCTGCATCGGCACCCATTTCAGCACCCATGTCGCCTGCGGCAGCCATGTCAGCACCTGCAGCGGCCATGTCGCCTGCGCCTGCGGCAATGTCAGCACCCATAGCACCAGCGGCTGCGGCACCAGCAGGAGCAGCACCAGTTACCACATTTAATGCGGCGTCAAGTTGTTGCTTGGCACCTTGAATATTTTGCAACAAACCTGTTAGAGCAGTTGTGGCATCTGCATTGAATTGTGCAGCCTGATCAATGCCAACTTGATTCTTGATTGAGTCAACTAGAGCTGGCAGTTCTTTAAACTGCAATTCACTCACGTCTTCCAACATGCTTTGCATTTTGTCAACCATGTCTTGGGCAGCCAGGACCACTTGAGCTTGTTGAATTTCGCTTTCGTTCAGTCGGCGTGCCATTCTACGAAAGCGGCTTTCGGCCTGCATCATTGCAGCTGATGCCACCAGTTTTTGTTCTTCAGGATTTAATGTTTGTCCACCGGCTGACTTTTTCAGTGCGGCAGCCAGTTTAGGATCTTTAGGGGTGGCGCCTGCTGTGGGAGCAGGAGCAGGTGCAGTGCCAGGAGCAGGTGCAGTACCGGGTGCAGGAGGCATGACGTTTTCTTTCAAACGTGTGCTCAATGCCTGTTCCATCATTACCAATTGCAGATAACGTGGGTCTTGCTCACTGCTGTGACGTGCAGAAGTCTTGCGGTGCTCGCCTAAGATACCACGTACTTTGCCCAACATCGCTCGAGTTTGACCATGTGTTAGTTGATCAAAGCTAA